AGCACAGTATGTGGTGACATCACCAACTCTGATTATTTTGGGGAGATTTCTGCCCAAGGTGATACAGTTAAAATCATTAAAGAACCTGAGATTTCCGTAAGCAGCTACGCTCGTGGTACACAAATCTCAGCACAAGATCTTGACGATGAAGATTTTTCATTGGTTGTAGACAAAGCTAACTACTTTGCCTTTAAAATTGATGACATCGAAGAAGCTCACTCACATGTGAACTTTATGGATCTTGCAACCAATCGTGCAGCTTATCGTTTGGCTGACCAGCATGACCAAGAAGTTCTTGGCTACTTGTCAGGTTTCAAACAGTCTGCTCTACATGCAGATGCAGATACAGTTAATGACCAAGTAAATGGTACTAAAGCTGTAACTACTGCAGGTTCAGACGAATTGCTGACATCAATGAAGTTGCGTAAAGATAGCTTCGGCAACATTGAAACCGCTTCTGCAGGTGATCACTCGATCCCAGTAGCTGCTCGTTTGCCCGGTGCTACTGCACTACCAACAGCAACAGCTTCACCAGCAATGGTTGTAGCTCGTATGGCTCGTTTGCTTGACCAACAACAAGTTGATAAGCAAGGACGCTGGCTGGTTGTAGATCCAGTATTCATGGAAATCATGGCAGACGAAGATTCACGTCTTCTGAACGCAGATTACGGTGAGTCTGGTGCACTTCGTAATGGTTTGGTTCTTAACAACCTGCACGGTTTCCGTGTGTACTCTTCATCTAACCTACCATCTGTAGGTACAGGTTCAGGTACAACAGGTTCTGCAAACCAAAACACTAACTATGGTGTTATCGTAGCTGGTCATGACTCTGCAGTTGCTACTGCCGAGCAGATCAACAAAACCGAAACATATCGTGACCCTGACAGCTTCGCTGACATCGTTCGTGGTATGCATTTATATGGCCGTAAGATTCTTCGCCCTGAAGCAATCGTAACTGCCAAATATAACGCAGCGTAAGGGGGGCATAGAAATGGCTTTACAATCTCCAGTTCGTATCGAGACAGCCGTGATTGCTCACGGTGACTTGACAACTAGCTCAACTCACGACATCGGTACAGTTCCAGACAATTGTGTGGTTCTTGCTGCTGGCGCTGAGTGTACTGCAGCCGCTACCATTGGTGGTGCTAACGCAGTAAGCTTTGGTGTCACAGGTGGTGACATTGATTTGCTCGGTACTGCCGACATCAATGGCGCTAAGACATTGGCTGCTACCACTACTTCGGTAAACGGTATCACTAATGTTACTACTGCTGACACAGTTATCACTGCAAAGCTTGCGGGATCTAACGCACCTTCAGCGGGTTCGTTTAAGTTCTTCGTAGTGTACGCCCCAATGGGTGCTACAAAAGCTGCTGCAGAAGTAGATCGTGATCTGCTTGCATAACTAACTTTAGGGGCTGCTTTCGAGTAGCCCCTTTAGACTATTCAAAGGGTTTTATAATGCGTAAGAAAAAAGGATATGCTTTAGGTGGTGTAACAACACCTGAACAAGAAGATAGCAGATACCGTCCTTCTGCTAATCGTGCACCCCAAGGTATGATGTCTTCACGAGGCACTACTGCAGCTATGGGTTTATATAAGGGTGGTGTAGTACGAGTAAACCCCACTAAAATTGTAAATAATTTAGCAAGTAAAAAATAATGGCAGGTATTAATTTTAGGACAGATAGTGCATTTGCTGCAGTTACAGGTAACTCTGCTAGTACAACTGGTAGTCCTAATAATGCCACACTTTTATTTACTTGCCCCGCAAGCCATGAAGCTGAAATAGTTTTTCTTATGGTGGCAAACGAAGACCCCGCCACATCTAATATTGGTATTCAAGTATACCACGCAGATAATAATACTTATCATTTTCTTGTGGGTGAAGAAGCTATAGCAGGTCATGACCACACTCAGTTTATTGGTGGTGGACCTTTGTTCTTACATGCAGGTGATAAGGTCTTAGTATTTAGACACACCTCTTCACAAAACTTTGATGCTACACTTTCTGCTAGATTATATTTTACACCTGCTAAAAGGTTATAACAATGAGTACTTTCCTTAGTCTAACTAACGAACTCTTACGTCGATTGAATGAGGTTCAAATTGACCAAGCAGATTTTGCTAACGTCAAGAACGTTCAGGCACTGGCTAAGGATGCTATTAACTCATCTATCCGTCAGATGCTTCAGGATGCACAAGAGTGGCCTTTTACTTTAGTAACATATGAGCAGACATTAGCTGCTGGTACTAATACCTACTCTTTTCCCGCTGACTATTCTAAAGCAGACTGGGATACATTTTATATTAAACAACTTACTTCAGAAAACAATACACCTAAAAAACTTAACTTAATTACTTATGATCAATACCTGACTTATTACAGAAGCGTAGAAGATCTAAGTGGTGAAACTGGACGGACTGATCCTGATTATGTGTATATGACTCAAGATACAAAGTTTGGAGTTACGCCTGTACCTGATGCTTCTTATGTAGTAGAGTATAGATATTGGAAATATCCAGCAGATCTTGTAGCTTATGATGACACTGCAGTTATACCTGACAGATTTAAGCACGTAGTTATTGATGGTGCAATGATGTACATGATGCTATTTAGGTCTAACGAACAGAGTGCAACTATGCATAGTCAGAAGTTTGAAGATGGAATTAAAATGATGCGTAGGCTTGTAGTTGATCAATCAGTAAATGTAGTATCAACTATTATAACAAAACCTACTTCAACTCTTAATGGGTTTTAAGGTTGGCAGATTCCTTACAAACATATGTCTCTGTCTGTGCAGGGGGGCTTGTTACTAACGTAGATCCTTTGACTCAAAGTGATGCTTTGCCCGGTAGTGCAATACGTCTAATTAACATGGAGCCATCTTTAGAAGGTGGTTATAGACGTATAAGCGGTTATGCAAACTCTTATGGTACACTTCCCGGTACTGGTAAGGTTTTAGGGCTTAATGTAAACGGAGAGATAAATCAAGGAATACTTGGTTGTAGGAAACCGTCCTCTGGAAATAACTACTTACATTGGTATAATCATTACTATGATGTAGCACTAGGATCAGGGCAAGGCTCTGGTTTTTCTGTAGGTGAAACAGTAACAGGTGTGGTTAGTTCAGGTGATGCTACTGCAGTAGCAGCAACAGGTACTGTAATATCTAAAACTTCTGATGCTCTTGTAGTAGACTTTGGTAAATTGCCTAGTAATATTTTTGCTACAGGTAACGTACTTACAGGTAGTACATCTACAGCAACAGGTACAGTAGCAAGCACACCTACAGTCAAGGGTTGGCAAGCAGTATCATCTGCGGGTAGTCCTACCATGACAGGGGTTGACGTTGTAAGGTTTGAGCGTTATAATTGGACTGAAGAAGTACTGCTACTAACAGATGGTATTAATCCTGCTGCTAAGTATAACGGTACTACTTATACACAGATTACACATACTAATGCTCCAAACAACCCACAGTTTGCTAGTGCCTTTGCAAATCATCTTTGGTTAGCTGGAGATCCTGACGAACCATTTAATATTTACTTTTCATCTCCTAATGCTGATACAGACTTTGATCCTGCTAATGGGGCTGGTGTTATCAACATAGGCTTTACTGTAACTCAGCTAAAAGCCTTTCGTAATCAACTTTATGTATTTGGTCAGAATCAGATTAAACGTATTGTTGGGGACAACTACTCTAACTTTAGTGTAGAAAATGTTACTAATGACTTGGGTTGTGTTGCTCCTGATACTGTAGTAGAATTTGGTGGCGACATTATCTTTCTTGGACCTGACGGTGTTAGACCTATTTCTGGAACTTCTCGTATTGGTGACGTTGAGCTTGAAACAGTATCTCGTGAGATCCAAAAGACTTTTGAGAACTACACAGCTAACGAAGATGTTACAAAACTAAAAGCCCTAGTTATCCGTAGGAAGTCACAGTTTAGATTATTCTTTGAAGCCAATACTTCTTTGTCGTTACTAGCTGCTATTCGTAAAAGTTCTTCAGCACAGTCTACATTTGAATACAGTCAACTTGTGGGCATTGAAGCAACAGCAGTAGCTAGTGGATATGTAGGGCAGTTTGAGTTTGTACTGCATGGAGATACTACAGGTAAAGTATTTAAACAAGAAGAAGGTAACTCTTTTGGTGGGTCTGACGTACTAAGTGTTTATCAAACTCCGTTTTATTTTATGGGTGATCCAGAGTTACGTAAAATATTTTATAGGGTTAAAACGTTTCTTAAATCAGAGGGTGCAACTTCAATATCTGTAGGCATAGAGTATAACTTTGGTGACTCAGAAATTGCTACACCAACAAACTTTGATTTAAGTACAGCAGGTGCTGCATCTTTCTTTGACGCAAGTTCAACTCTTTACGATGAAACAGATGTTTATGACGGAAACCCTACACCAATTAGAACTACTAACATAAGTGGGTCAGGCGATTCTATATCAATAGCATACGTTACTAACGGTACAAACCCCAGCCATACCATACAGGCTGTTTCTATATTGTATGGTGCAGGGGATAGGAGATAAAAAGTGGCAGGATATGTAAGACAATCTTCAGCAGATATTATTGCAACGGCTGTTGTCCGTGCTAACCCGCTGAACGTAGAGTATAATGCATTACGAGATGCATTTAACGCAAGCACAGGACACAAGCATGACGGTACTGCAGCAGAGGGTGCATATGTACCACTGATTGCAGACTCAGATGCTTTAAACAAAGTAGTTATTGATACATCAAACAATCGTATTGGTGTATTTGTAGAGGTATCTAGTGCTGCTGTAGAGCAGATACGTATTCAAGATGGTGCAGTTGTTCCTGTTACTACTAACGACATTGATCTTGGTACATCTAGCTTACAGTTTAAAGACTTATTTATTGATGGTACAGCTACAGTAGATGCACTGCAAGTAGATGCTAATGCTGTTGTTACAGGTAATCTTACAGTAAATGGTAATGCTACTTTAGGTAATGCTGCTAGTGATACTGTTACGGTTACTGCTGACGTTGCTTCTCCACTACTACCTTCTGCTGATGATACGTATGACTTAGGTGCTGTAGGTTCTGAGTGGCGTAACTTGTACATTGACGGTACAGCTAACATTGACGCTCTCGTAGCAGATACTGCAGACATCAATGGTGGTACAGTTGATGGTGCTGTTATTGGTGGGGCTAGTGCTGCTGCTGGTACATTTACTTCTTTAACTGCTACAGGTACATCTACACTTACTACGGTAGATATTAATGGTGGTAATATTGATGGTACTATTATTGGTGCTAGTTCTGCTGCTGCTATTACAGGTACAACAATTACTGGTACATCTCTTGTAGGTCCAGTAACAGGTGATGTTACAGGCAATGCAGACACCGCTACTGCACTAGAAACAGCAAGAACTATAGGTGGTGTATCGTTTAACGGTACAGCTAACATCAATCTTCCCGGTGTAAATACTTCAGGTAATCAGGATACTTCAGGTAATGCTGCTACAGCTACAGCCTTAGAGACTGCTCGTTCTATTGGTGGAGTTAGCTTTGATGGTACATCCGACATTAATCTTGCAGGTGTAAATACTGCAGGTAATCAAGATACGTCAGGTAATGCAGCTAGTGCGACTGTACTAGAAACAGCAAGAACAATTGCAGGTAACTCTTTTAATGGCTCTGCTAATATTACTATTGCTGCTACAGATCTGTCTGACACAGACCAGAGTTTAGCTACAAGTGATAACGTACAGTTTGCTTCTGTTACAGGAAATTTAACAGGTAATGTAACATCTACAGGGTCAAACTCTTTTGGTTCTATTACAGTTTCAGGCACATCAACTTTAAATGGTAATACCGTAATCGGCAACGCTAATAGTGATACGGTTACAGTTACAGCAGATGTAGCTTCCAATCTTATACCAAGTGCAGATAGTACGTACAGCTTAGGCGATAGTTCTAATTATTGGTCACATGGATACATTGATGCAGTTACTACAACAGGCAATGTCATTGTGGGCGGTGACTTAACTGTAAATGGTACTACAACAACAGTCAACTCTAATAATATGACTGTAGACGATCAGCTTATTGAGTTAGGTAATGGACGTTCAGGTTCTGCTTCGGGTGATGCAGGTATTGTTATTGAACGTGGTGATGATGCTAATGCCTTTATTGGTTTTGACGAAAGTGCAAACAAGTTTACTGTAGGTACGGGTACGTTTACTGGTGCATCTACAGGTGATCTTACAATTACTACAGGTACACTTGTAGCTAATATTGAAGGTAACGTTACGGGTAATATAACAGGCAATGTATCTGGTGATGTAACAGGTAATGCAGATACTGCAACAGCATTAGAAACAGCACGTACTATTGGCGGTGTTAGCTTTGACGGTACGTCTAATATAAACCTTCCCGGCGTTAATGCATCTGGTAATCAGGATACCTCTGGCAATGCAGCAACAGCTACTGCACTAGAAACTGCACGTACAATTGCTGGTCAATCTTTTAATGGCACAGCTAATATTACTATAGCTCCTACAGATCTTACGGGTGTAAATGCTACCGCTACTGAACTAAACATTATGGATGGCGATACGTCAGCTACATCTACTACTCTTGCAGATGCAGACAGAGTTGTAGTTAATGATGCTGGCACTATGAAGCAGGTAGCACTGACTGACTTTGAAACATACATGGAGACATCTTTAGATACTCTAAGTAATGTGACAACAGTAGGTGCTCTTAACAGTGGTAGCATTACAAGTGGCTTTGGTGCTATTGATATTGGATCAAGTGCTATTACTACTACAGGCACAATTAACTTTGGCTCATTAGCTGATGGTTCAATTACTGCAACAGGTTTTGTAGATGAAGATAATATGTCATCTAACAGTGCTACACTTATTCCAACACAACAGTCGGTAAAAGCCTATGTAGATACTGTAGCTGGTACATCTAACAACGTAACAGGTCTTACTGCCACAGGTGCAGAGTTAAATACAGTAGCTGACTTTTCTGCTGTAAGTGTAGACACAAGTACTGCAATAGCTAGTAATGATGCCTTATTAGTATTTGACAATGGTAACGAAATAGGTTATCGTGATGTAGACTTACTTGATACATACTTCTCAGGTACAACTAAAACACTTACTAATAAAACTCTAACAAGTCCAGTAGTAACTGGTATGCACCTTAATGATTCAGGGTTTACTGTAGAAGGTTCTGGTGCAGACGGTAATGAAACTACTGTAGCCTTTACAAACCCAACTGCAGATCATACTATTACATTCCCTAATGCAACAGGTAATGTAGCTGTATTTACTGCTGCTCCTGCTGCTGCAATTGCTGACGGTTCTAACGGGCAGGTGCTTACAACAAATGGCTCTGGGGTGTTGAGCTTCTCAGACATGGCATCTGGTGCTGATCTTTATGCTGCTGAAACTACAGGCTCTACTGATCCAACTGCTAGTGGAACACTGTCAATAGCTATTGGGTCTGGAACAACTGTTAGCGGAGATCAAGCTGTAGCTGTTGGTAGAGCAAGTACCGTTGCAGGATTTAGAGGAGCAGCTTTTGGTGGCGGTAATATTGCCTCTCAAGAAAAATCTCTTGCCCTTGGTTTTGGAGCGAACTCTACAGGTCTACGGGCGGCTGCACTTTATGGCTCCGTAACTTCTCAAGACGGTATGGCATTTGGCACTAACAGTTATGTTCAAGCTAATTTTGCTTCAGCATTTGGGTATGATGCAGATATTACTTCAGCGGGAAGCTATGGTCTTGCTTTAGGCTATCAAGCTCAAGTTGAAGGAAGTGGTGCAACAGCCCTTACAAAGTCCTACGCCTCTGGCACAGACAGCTTCGCAGCAGCTATAGCCAACAACACCTCAAGCTACGGTGCTACTGGTGCTAATAGTATTGCGATAGGCTATCTGGCTAAAGTAACTACCAATAAAGGCATTGCTATTGGCAAAAATGCTATTTGCTCTGCTGGCGATATAGCGACTGCCGTAGGCCCTAATGCAACTGCTAGTGGTTGGTATAGTACAGTCATTGGGGGATTAAGCTGTTCTGCTACCCAGAACTATGCTTCTGCTTTAGGAGGGCAAGGCTCACAAGCAACAGGAACTAGCTCTACTGTAGCAGGTGGTTTTAGTAATACCGCAAGTGGTTCATATAGTATGGTTACAGGCGGTAGAGGTAATACTGCAAGTTATGATTATACTAGAGCAGGAGGCTACGAGGCTCATTCTGGAACTCGTTGGGGTAAGGATGTATGGGCTTCAGGAGAATTTTCTAGTGCAGGCGATGCTCAAACAGGAACTATGGTTCTTCGGGCAGATACAACAGATGCAACTGCTGAGGCACTAAGGTCTAATACGAGCGCAGCGGGAACAAATAACCAAGTCATCCTACCTAACAACTCTGCCTACAGCTTTTCAGGTACAATTATTGCCCGTGAAAGCGCAGCGGCTGGTAGTGACTACGCAAGCTGGGAAATCAAAGGTGCATTGCTGCGTGATGCTAATGCTGCATCGACTGTGTTGGGCAATGGCATTCAGAATAAACTCTACGCCACATCAGGTGCATCAGCATGGGCAATTGCTTTGTCGGCTGACACTACCAATGGCGGCTTGAAGATAGAGGTCACTGGCGCAGCATCAACGAACATTAGGTGGGTTGCTACGGTCAATACAAGCGAGGTTACATACGCATAATGGGAAAGATTGAATTAGATCACACAGGCTCTGGCGGTGCTATAACCCTTAGCTCAGATGGTACAAGTTTATTATTAGGTGGTAGTGCTGTTGGTGGTGGTGCATCCGCATACACATTCAATAATCAGACCTTAGATTACACGGTTGTTTCTTCCGACTTAGGAAAGATTATTTCGTTTACTGGCGGCGGCAGCAAAACAGCAACCCTTACGTCAGCGGCAACTTTAGGCGCTGGGTGGTATTGTTTTATTACATCAGACAAAAGCACTGGTGGATTAACAATTGACCCTGATGGCTCAGAAACGATTGAAGCGGCAAGTACGTTTCCCATCAAGCGAGGTCAGCGTATACAAATAGTAAGCGATGGCACAAATTGGTTTGTTTCAGACAGCACATTCCCTCGTGGCATTTCATTTGACAATGCTAACAACTCTTCACAGGCAAATGCTAGTGGCTCTGGGGCAGTAGCTCTTGGCTATGGTTCAACCGCAAGTGGGGGCTATACTTTTGCTGCTGGCGCTAGTTCATCAGCGGCGGGTGCAGTTGCTGGCACTGGTGGTGGCGCAGTAGCTCTTGGCGGCTCTCGGGCTTCTGGCACAGACAGCTTCGCCGCAGCTATAGCCAATAACACCTCAAGCTACGGCGCTACTGGTGCAAACAGTATTGCGATGGGCGTTCAATCTAAAGCCACCGCAAGTTCAGCATTGGCACTAGGAAATGCAGCAATTGCTAGTGGTGCTTTTAGTAACGCAATAGGCTTTAATAATACTGCAAGTGGTACAAGGTCTACTGCTCTTGGTAGTAGCTCAACCGCCACAGATACAGACAGTGTGGCTATCGGAAAATCATCTGACTCTAGTGGCGAAGGGTCAGTGGCAATAGGTTACAACTCCGATGCCAGTGCTGATTATTCAAAAGCACTTGGAACGAACTGTCAAGCAACCGCAACAGGTAGTACGGCTATAGGCGAGTATGCACGGGCTAGTGGTGCTAGTTCATTTGTTATTAGTACAGATATTACAGGCGATGGAACACTCGCCACAGCAAGTCAATCTATTGCAATAGGCGCTAACTCTAAATCTGATGTTATAGGTAAGATAGCTCATTCTTCTAAAAGATTTGCAGCTAATGGAGATGCACAAGGTGGTATTTTTGTACTTCTTGCTGATACAACAGACGCAACAGCAACAGTACTCACAACAAATAACAGCACAGCAGCAGCAACTAACCAAATCGTAGCTGCATCTGATACCTGCATTACCTTCGACGGTACAATCACTGCGATGCAAAACGGCGCACAAGCCTATGCTTCATGGAAGATAGAGGGCTTGCTGGTAAATGATGGTGGTACAACTACACTTGCTAACAGTGCAACTACAGTAATCCAGAACTTATCAAGCTGGGGCATGGCTCTCTCAGCCGATAATACGAACAACGCATTGGCTATCACCGTCACTGGTGAAGCGAGCCATAACATTAGATGGGTGGCTAATATTAGAACCACTGAAGTAACTTACGCCTAAAGGAGAAAACTAATGGCTATTCAACATAATATTGCAGAAGGTGCCTCTCAGTACGGCATTGCATTTAATAACGCTTACTACCGCATTGTGACAGCGGCTGTGTCACGCCAACGTGGAACTGATCCTAAGTTCAGCGTCATGATTGACTTGAGTGCTTATGCAACAAGCTCACCCACAGATGACACTCGTGAGGTAGATTTCAAACGCTACAACGCAAACCTTACAGATGTAGAAGCTAAGTCTGGTGCTACGTTTATGGATAAATGTTATGCTTGGGTCATGGACCAAGATGACATGGATGGCTCTACTGCAGTATAAGGTATAACGTATGTCTCTTACCATCAACCATCAGACTAACGACATTAGCAATGCTACTGGTACTATACTTGTTAATGGCGTAGCTGTTGGTGGTGATAATACTCCTTTGCAACATGCAGGTAATAGAGCTTTAGTTGCAGGTGGGGCTAATCCTAGAAATAATGTTATACAATACTTTTCTATTGAAACTACAGGTAACTCAGTAGACTTTGGTGATTTGTCTGGTGCTAATTCTGGTCTAGCTGCGTTGTCTGCAGGAGGACGGGCAGTATTTGGAGGTGGTTTTGTAACAGATGTAGGTAAAGTAGACGTAATGGAATACGTTACTGTATCAACAACAGGTAATGCTACTGACTTTGGAAACCTAGTTGAAATATTTTCGGATCAAGCGGCGGGTTGTTCTAACGGCGTAAGGGGTATTTTTGCTGGTGGTAATAATGCTAGTGCTGCCAGAACTAACGTAATACAATACATTACTGTAGCTACTCCCGGTAATGCTCAAGACTTTGGAGATTTAACCACTGCAAGAATGAGAACAATTGGAGCGTCCAATGGAGTTAGGGGAATCATTCCCGGTGGTGATATTAGCTCTGGTAAAACTGCTACGATAGACTACGTAACTATAGCAACTACTGGCAATGCTCAAGACTTTGGGGATTTAGCTGCAGCTATACTAGGAGCAGCCGCTTCTGGCAACGACACTCGTGGGATTATTGCTGGGGGTCAAGATGCTTCTGGTAATGTTAATACAATACAGTATGTGACTATTGCCACTACTGGTAACTCTACAGACTTTGGAGATTTAACTGTAGCAAGAAGATTGTTAGTTTCAACTGCTAATAAAACCAGAGCTACAATAAATGGCGGTTTATCTAGTAGCTACGATAATACGATAGACTACGTAACTATAGCAACTACAGGTAACGCCACTGACTTTGGTGATCTCTTATCTGCGGATGCTTACTTTGCAGGTTGTTCGGGAACATAATATGGCATTAACATTTAATCATCAAACAAATGAGATTAGCAATGACGGTGTTATAACTGTTGGTGATGTAGCTATAGGTGGTGATAATAGTCCTGTGTGGTATGGTAGTCGTGGTTTATTTGGTGGTGGTACTACAGGCAGTATAGTAGATACTATTGACTATATAACTATTGACACTACAGGTAATGCTACAGATTTTGGGGATTTAAGTAGAACATGCGCTGGGCTTGCTGCCTGTTCAAATAGTAGTAGAGGTGTTTTTGGTGGTGGTATGTCTGGTGGTGCTGAAATCATACAGGATGTAATAGAGTACGTAACTATAGCCAGTACAGGAAATGCTACAGACTTTGGTGATTTGTCTGTAGGAAGAAAATTCCTTGCTAGTTGTTCAAACGGCACAAGAGGTTTGTTTGCTGGTGGTATGGATAGTTCTAATTTTGATGTCATAGATTATATAACTATAGCTTCAACGGGAAACGCTACAGACTTTGGTAATTTAACTTCTATTCGTAGATTTTTAGCAGCTTGTGCTGATAGTACTAGAGGTGTTTTTGGTGCAGGTTACAATACAGCTTATGAAAATACTATTGAGTATGTGACTATAAGTACCACAGGTAACGCTACTGACTTCGGTAATTTAACTACTTCAAGGGCGTATGTATCTTCTCTTTCAGATACTACTAGGGGTGTTTTTGCAGGTGGATCTTCCCCTACTTCAAATGTAATAGATTATATTACGATACAAACTACAGGTAATGCTACTGACTTTGGTGATTTAACAACGGCTCGTTACGGTCTTGCTGCCTGTTCAAATGGTAGTAGAGGTGTTTTTGGTGGTGGTTACACGAGTGGGCGTGTTGATGTAATAGATTATATTACAATACAAACTACAGGTAATGCTACAGACTTCGGAGATCTTACTGCCTCTAGAAACCTTTTGGCTGCATGTTCAGGAACATAATATGTCACTAACAATTAATCATCAGACAGACGATATAAGCAACCTAACAGGGGCTACGACTTTTAATGGTGTAGCCGTTGGTGGTGATAATACTCCTGCTCCTAGAGGGGATAGAGGTTTATTTGACATAGGTAGGGCTAGAGGAACATGGCCTAATATATCCGTAGTAAATAATATTGATTATATCTCTATACCAACAACAGGAAATGCAAGCGATTTTGGAGATACAACTTCGGCAAGCTATGATAAGGCCGCTTGTTCTAATGGGTCTAGAGGTGTTTTTGGTGGTGGGCAAAACTTGGCTTCTATAGACTATGTAACTATAGCAACTACAGGTAATGCTCAAGACTTTGGAGATTTTACTAGTACTATGACCCGAAGTGCTGCATGTTCAAACGGAGTTAGAGGTGTATTTGGTGGTCATAGTTCAATAAGTGATATTATGGAATATATTACTATTGATACAACAGGTAATGGTACAGATTTTGGAGACTTAACTGTTGCTAGATATCACTTAGCCAGTTGCTCAAGTTCATCAAGAGGTGTATTTGGTGGTGGGGCTGCAAGTGGTCATGCTGTTACTAATACTATTGACTACATTACCATATCCACTACAGGTAATGCTACAGACTTTGGAGACCTTACTTTAGCAAGAGACCAATTAGCTGCTTGTTCTAACGGGTCTAGAGGTGTTTTTGGTGGCGGTACTGGAAGCACCAATACTATAGATTATATTACAATAGCAACACTGGGTAATGCTACAGACTTTGGAGACTTAGTAACAGGTTCTACTACTTTGTCAGCTTGTGCTAACGATACTAGGGGTGTTTTTGGTGGTGGTTATTATGTTTCAGGCACCAATAAACTTCAGTATATTACTATTGATACAACAGGTAATGCTACAAATTTTGGTAATTTAGCTGTTACTGCAGAAGCAACTCAGGACGGGTCTGCATGTTCAGGAGATTAATATGAAACAAGAAATAATAAAAAAAGATAACATAGCCTTTAGTCTTCCAGCAGTAACAGCAGGTAAAATAAACGTAGCTGCTGTAGCAAAGGTAAATGAGTTTCTTCCAGAGATAGAAGAAAAGACTAGGGCTTTTGATCGTAACAATAGTCAGACCACACTAGGTTTAATGACACTTACTATGCTGAACGGTCAGTCACCTATGCGTATGATGCGTCAGGTTATGGCTGAGATTGAAAAACGTAAGATGGCTTTAGCTGAAGCACAGGTAAGTCACGCTAAGACTATCAAAGAAATGCAAGACCTAGAGGGTAGCATTGATCCAGTAGAAGAAGCTGAATACCGTCAGAAGGTTGTAGCATTGTCTACAATGGAAAACAAAATCAATGGCTCATTTAAAGACATTGCTACGTTAATTGATCAGTACAATAACATCAAAGCTGCACACGATATTGATGAGTGGGATGAAGAAGCATTTGAAGCTGAAGAGAAACGTCACCATGTACGCAGAGGCTTTGAGCTTATGTACCGTAACCTACTTGATGGTGGTAGAGCACAGACAGCTACCATAGAATACTTACAGCAACACGGTGTACATCCACAGGTAGCACTCACAGAAACATCAGGTTATGTACAACACTCAGCAGAACAAATTAGTAAAGGTGTGTTGCTACACTCTAATGACTTAGAAGAGTTTTTAGATCAAATGGCAGACAAGTACTGTGCCAATGTAGACAAGACAGCAGAACGTTTATTTGGCAAGAGTGACTTTGTGAACACAGACTATATGCTAAAGTTGGAGGCAAAATGATTATTGAATACAAACTAGATGCAGGGCCACAGGGCATGACTATACCTAATTGGGTAAAGGATGGTGGATACTATTGTGATCCAGATAACTTTACTATGGTAGGCTGGACTAATGATGCGCCTCGTGAGTTCAAAGTACCAGAGACAGTAACAGTGTTAGACAAAGCTGCTCTTACTACTCGTGTACTTAATATACATGGGCGATATGCTATGCAAAAAGAAGACAGTGAAGGTAACTTAGTTAATATGACTACTGATGAAGTTACTGCAGAAGTATCTACATGGTATGATCGCTGGTAATGGAAAACGATAGCTGGCACTTAAACAAGTCTGTACCAATTACACTGATCTTTGGACTAATTGTTCAGGGTGCAGCTATTGTATGGACAGTCTCTATGATGATGTCCGACATTGAAGATAACTCAGAAGAGATTATAGCACTAGAAGAACGTATGGGCAGGTTAGAAACATCTGTACAAAGTCAAGCAGTATCACTTGCCCGTATTGACGAAAACATAAAAGCAATAAGATCATCAGTAGAAAAGATGGCATCTCGTAATGACTAAAAAGGTTTGCCATAATGATAGAAGTATTAGCTTTAGCAGGTGCAGTTACTAAGATAGCTGGTGCAGTTAGTTCTGCAGTTAAAGCTGGTAGTGACGTAGCAGACTTACTGCCTCACTTTGGTAAGTTAGCAAAGTTAGATAGTGAGATACAGTTAGCTGAAAAGGGTGCACATAAAGGCCCACTAGGTAGACTGAGTTCATCTGAAGAAGAAGGCTTTGCAATTGCACAAGCTAAGATGAAACACAAAGAATGCATGGATGAGTTAAGGTCAGCTTGTCAGTTATATGGACCTCCCGGCATGTGGGATTTAGTTGTAAAAGAACAAGCAGCAGCTAGACAAAGACACAAAGAAGCGTTAGAATTACAAGCAAAGCAAAGAGACAGATTGTTCTGGGGTATATCACTGGTAGTCGGAGTAGTAATCTTCGTAGGTGGTACAGCAGGAATGATCTGGGGTCTTAATGAAGTAGTGAATGGATAGTTAATATGGCAATACCAAAGGAAAATCCTGGTGAATGGCGGTGGGTATATAATTTATACTTAAATGATAGGCCTTACATGCAACGTGGAGTTATGCAAAACTCTGTTACAGGCGAAAAGAAAATGACTGCTTATCGTGACATACGTAATGATAAGGGTCAGATCCAAAAAAGCCTACTTCATGAAGAAGGTAACGCCTTTCGTGCTAAACTAAATGAAGATAATGGTTATACTGCTTGGAAGAAAGAACAGGATCGTATAGCTGCAGAAGCTGCTAAAGCTAAAGCAGAAGCTGCAGCTAAAGCTGCTGCAGAAGCTAAAGCACAAGCTGCTCGTGAAGCTGCTGCAGCGGCTAAAGCAGAAGCTGCACGTAAAGCAGAAGAAGCACGTAAAGCAGAAGCTGCTGCTAAAGCAAAAGCAGAACAAGAGGCAGCAGAGGCTAAAGCTAAAGCAGATGCACTAGCTGAAGCTCAACGTATAGCAGAGGCAGAAGCTGCTGCAGAAGCAGAAGCAGAAAGAGTTCGTTCAGAAGATGAAGCTATGGCTAAAGCAGCAGCAGCTAAGGTACGTGCTCAACAGGAAGCAGCCGCTGCAGCTAAAGCTGAACGAGAAAGACAAAAAGCCCTTAAAGATGCAGCAGTAATAGATCCCGCTCCAACAGAAACTACTATGCCACCTGTTACTGGTGAGCCTGTACAACCTCAGTTACCAGCAACTCCTTACGAAGCTAAGACTGCTGAAGTATATAACCCTCCCGGATATGTTGAAGGTGAAGTTGCACCTACAGTAGAAGGCACAGGTACAAGTAGTCAAGCGCTGGTTACATCTCCAATGATGGCTAAACAAATGGCTATGCCTACATCTGGTGGTACTGCAGTTGTAAACTATTCTAATGATCAAGGTAGTATTATTCCTGTAACAGAGGTAGATGGTAAACCAATAAGCTATGTACCAGAAGGATATAGAAAAATGGGAATGAATCAAGGTGGTGTTGTAGGATACGCTGAAGGTGGTGACACTAATTTAAATTCAGAATATCAATTAGCCACAAAGTTTCTTGGTTATAAAGGACCAAAGTCTAGACCTGCACTTAATGACTTTATGAAGGCCAGCCCCGGTGCTGCTGCTCGTATGGGTAAGTATCAACAAGCTATGATGGGTATGTCCAAAGGTGGTGTCGTAGGGTATGCTGAAGGTGGTGATAACATTAGCTATACAGACGACATAGTACCTGCATTTGGTCAAGCAGTTAAAAAGACTATGGACCCTATGCAGTCTACAGTAGAAGAAATGCAACCTCTACCTACACAAGACATTAGTACTCTTGCAGGTCAGGTTGGGGCTGCAGCACCTACAACTACTGCTGCTACTGTACCGACAGTAGAGACTGCTAACCTACCTGCATATACACCTGCATCAACGTACAGTGCTGCTACCGTAAGCCCTTACGTAATGCAGCAAACAGCAGGGCTACAAGCTGCTCAAGGAGCTATACCTCAAGAGCAACAAGTACAAGCTCAACAAGGTCAACTATCTGCTGAAGCTACCCCAACTGCTCCACAATTTGACACTGACTATTTAAAGCAAGCAGAAGAAAGAGCTAGAGAAGTATCTCCACAAGAGATGACTGAGTTTGCTAAAGTAGGTATTATGCCTCAAGCTGGAGATAAAGGCTTTGAATCTCCTTATGAAGAAGCTGAATCTGCTAGATTTATAACTACAACTCCAGAAGCTAAACCTGCCACTGAGTATGATTTAGGTACATTACAAGGTGCTCAAGCACAAGTTACAAATCAAGAGCTTGTAAAGGCAAAAGGTTTGGGTCTTACTGCAGAGCAAGCAGCTTTAGCTGTAAGTTCTTTTAGTCCTACTATTGAAGCTGCAACTAGGCAGTTAGCAGTAGGAGAAATAGCTACCGCTCAAGATGCATATAACATTTCACCTACACAGTTTGCCCAACAAGCTTCTACTGTCGTACAAAATGCTGCTAAAGCTTCTCAAATACCTGATGCGCAATCTGCCCAATCTATGTGGCAATCTACTTTGCAAGGTGCTCAAGGTACAGTTGGTGCACAAGAACTTGCTAATGCTAATAATATTATTGGTGCTACTCAAGCTGTAACTTCTATAGCTGCAACAGTAGATGCTTTAAATAACCAATCTATTATGCAAGCTTCTCAAGGTAGTTTTTCTCAAGCTGCTCTTGCTACTGCAGCACAAGGTACAGTAGATCCTGCTCAGACTATTCAAGGTCAAATGAACCAATTGATGGAACAGTTTAAGAATGGTACTCCTGTATGGGCAGCAGGGGCTATGCGAGCAGCTAACTCTGCTATGGCTTCACGAGGACTAGCTGGTAGCTCTATGGCAGGAGCAGCTATTGTACAAGCTACTATGGAAGCTGCTATACCTATTGCCGCACAGGATGCACAATTCTACCAACAAGTGGGGATGCAAAACCTAAGTAATAGACAACAAGTTTCTTTAGCTAATGCTGCAGCACAACAAAATATTACGTTACAAAATTTAAGTAACTCTCAACAAGCTGCTTTGCAAAACTCTACTAACTCTTTTGCACTTCAGTCACAAAACTTAACCAACCAACAAGCTGTTGTACTTTCTAATGCTCAAATGAAAGCAGCATTACAAAATAAAACTTTAGATATTAAAACTCAAACTGCTTTGACTAACGCTGCAAAGTATACTGAGATGAATAGAGTTAATATTAGTAATGAACAGCAGTCATTGTTGCAAGCCTCTGCTGAAAATTTACAAGTAGATATGGCTAACCTTTCTAACTCACAACAAACTGCTTTAAGTAACTTGCAAGTACGTGCATCTCTTATCGGTCAAGAACTTAGCAATGAGCAACAGACTGCTATGCTTCAGTCTACTCAAACTTTTGAACGTGCAGGATTTAATGCTAATGCACAACAGACTGCCCTATTGCAGGATGCTCAAGCTAAGGCAGCACTAGAAGGCAGAGCCTTAGATGTTAGACAGCAGACTGCTTTGTTTAATGCAAGTCGTGTAGCAGAATTAAATGATATTAATCTTACCAATAAGCAACAAGCTTTACTTCAAGAGTCTGCTCAAGTTCTACAAATAGAAACTCAAAACCTTTCTAATCGTCAGCAAACTGAGTTAGCAAATGCACAAGTAAGAGCAGCCCTTCAAGGTAAGGTTTTAGATAACGAACAACAAACAGAAATTATTAATGCTGCCAGATACGCAGAAGCAAATAACATTACTGTAAGCAATAAACAAGCTGCATTAGTACAAAGTTTTGTTACTAATTCTACACTTCAAGGTAAAGCCTTAGACAATACACAACAGGCTTCTATATTCAATACCTCTGCAGTATTAGAAGAACGTAAGATAGATCTTACGAATGAACAGCAAACACGTCTGTTTAATACGACTAACAATCTACAAAGAGATGTAGCTGAACTGTCTAACCGTCAACAGACAGCACTAGCTAATGCACAAATTGAAGCTACTCTCCGTGGTCAAGAGCTTAGTAACGAGCAACAATCTGCTGTACTAAATGCAGAAAAATTTGCTGAAGCTAATAATATAACCTATACCACTAACCAACAAACACAGCTTGCAAACTCTCAATTAATGCAGTCTGTTGGGTTAGCTAATCTTAATGCTAATCAAGCAACTACATTGCAGAATGCAGCACAGCTTGCTGGTATGGACATGCAGAACCTGAACAACAGGCAACAGGCTGCTGTGCAACAAGCACAAAACTTCCTTAGCATGAACATGGCGAACTTGACTAACGAACAACAAACTGCTATATTTAAATCACAACAAAATAT